ATGAACTTCCGGTCGAAGAAATAAGTGTTTCTATCGTATTATTTAGCCAGTAGAAAACACGTATTCCAGCGTAACCTACGCTTGGGTTATTGTTGTTAATAGCGACCAGGCACTTGCTCTCGTCAGCCGAATTCGAGTTGTAAAACCAGAACTCAACCGTAAAGTCTCCTGAGCCAAAATTAAATCTTGTTGCATCCGAAATGCTCAGGTAATCCCCAGTCCCATCAAAATACCCACTTGCTCCACCGTATTTGCTCTGAGTTGTGCTGACCTGGGCATTCCCAACCGTAGTCACTGCCAGTGCATTCGGCCCACTATCCACAAAGTTCGTCGATGCGTTTGTGCCATCCATGTGCAGCAGGAGCGATGTGTAATTGTAGTAAGGGTCGGCCACCGTGGATGATGCGGTTGTTGGCAATGCTGCTGTGGGAGGCGTGAAATTGGAAGCGTAGCGAGCAAATCGGGAGATCCTGAGGTCGTCGATGTAGCCTTGAAAATAGGCTGGTGAAGACGAATTCAGAAATCCAACTGCAAAAATACTTGTAGATGAGCAATTTGATGAATTCGTCTGCGTTGATCCAATTTGCGATCCGTTGATAAAACATTTAATCGAAGATCCAGACCTCGTTGCAGCTATGTGATACCATGTGTTGTTTGTTAAAGTTGTCGAAAAGGATAGGCTTGCAACATAGCTTCCATTGTTTCCAACGGCAAAAGTAGCTGAAGCAGTTCCTACTATTAACGCCCAAGAAACGTTATTTGCTACCCATTTTCCCGCAATGCAGGGACTAGAGGCTAGATTAGATGCGTAGAACCATGCTTCGACAGTAAAATCTCCGGGCAAATCAAATACGGTGTTGTTTGAAATCTGTAGATAATCGCCCGTCCCATCGAAATACGCGCTCGCTCCACCATACTTGCTCTGCGTTGTAGATATTTGGGCGTTACCGACTGGAGTCACAGTCAGTGCATTTAAACTAGAATCCGTGAATGTGGTCGATCCATTCGTTCCATCCATGCTGAGCATCAGCGAAACGGCTGAATAGTAAGGGTCGCCACCATCTACGACGATACCTCCACCACCACCACCGATACCAGTCTTTTTACGATTGCGGATAATATTGGCTAGCATTAGAAGTTTTGACCTCCAATGTAACCTTGCCAATTCGTTCCACCATCGCTGGTGAAGAATGCAAAGCTATCCACCTTGCCGGATGTCGATGTGATCGTTGGAGCAGTGCCGCCCGCCCATTTAATTGATGTAGGCCAAGTGACTGCTCTGGCAGTTCCGTCAGCAGTAAAGATCAGGGTAAATGAGCCACCGGAACCGCTTGCAGGAGGGTTGGAGATCGTTATGGTGGTGATCGCAGCATTTAAGCTGACGGTAAAGATGTTCGATGTTTCAAGATTTAACGTGAGCGTGCCACTGGAGATCGTTGGGCTGGAGACAGATTCGCTATAATCCCTGATCTTGGCTCGGATCAGCTCGTTATCTTGGAGGTTTTGCGACCCCGTAAAGCTGTTTGCACCAGCAGTGATGAATCCGGACGGGTTGCTTGTGCTGTAGCCGTCTGTGATGCCGTATCCTGATAGCGTGGTTGGCTTGCCTGTGATGTTCGCAAACGTCAGGCAGGATGTGGTGGCATAGTTGCCCAGCGGTTGATAAGTTGCCGTGGCGTTGGCTGTGGTCAGATATACCGTCAGGTTTGGCGTGCCTGTGATGTTTGCATACGTGAAGTTGGCTGATGGTAGTTTTAGATCAAGTGCTGTTTGCAAGCCTGTCACGTTCGCGATGCTGTGCGTGTGGCCCAAGACTGCGTAGGTTGCGTTGGCACTGGAAATCGTGAGGTATGGAGTCAGATTGGCCGAGGTTAAACCGTCTGTGATGCCGTATCCAGCGAGCGTTGTGGGCGTGCCTGTGAGGTTGGCAAAGGTCAGGTTTGCGGATGTGAGATAAGACCCGACAGCCTGATAACGAGTGTCAGCGTAGCCTTGGGTTAGAATTGAGTTGGATGTGTAGACTGGCGAAATATTGAGGTAAAACAGTTCGGCTTTATTTCGCGATGCCCTGATCTCTGTACCAGTTCTTACGCCTGAAATGACAGCGTCAGTTGTATGCTGGAAAGAAGTGTGGCTACCTGGGTTTCCTGTGAACCCGCCTAAACCTGGCGTGTTATCAAAGACCAATCCGTTGGTCATGCTGTAACTAATACTGGAAACCGTATAAGTATACTGGAATCCAATTGTAGACTTTAAAGCAACCTGCTGAAAACTGATACCTCTGTCAAAGCCAGAGTTAGGCCCGAATACAAGCTGGTAATCTTGGCTGTTATCCCCTGTGCCACCAAGGTTGCCTCGGAGCCGAAAATATCCACCCTGGGCATTACCAGAGATAACTCCGTCACCCAAACTGATAATGCTTTGGGATGTTGCGTTACTTGCTACTATTGCGGCAATCCCAGGTTTCGACACTACTGTAGAAAACCCTTGGGTGTTTGACGACACCAAAGAAAGGTTGATACCGTCCGTTTCAACGCTGGTAGCAGATTGCAATGTTCCGTTCGCGTTGTATTTGTAGCTACCAACCGCATAAAGCTCACCGTACTGTTCTCCAGTGGGTAAGTATTTCTGACCACGCAAGCCGATATAATATTTCTTCAAACCGTCAGTAACATACTCGCCATTGACATAGTATTCGGAGTCGTTAGAAATTATGCCTGTGTTGGTCAACCCGTAAGTTGTGTTCGCAAGTTTTGGCTGAAACGTATTGGCTACCGACAGCACTCCGTTGCCCGTGATCGACAGATTATCCCCAACGATGATCCCGCCAATTGTGGTATTTGTAGCGGGAACAGATGATCCGCTGATCCCGGCTGGCCCTTGAACGCCCACCGTGACAACCGTGACAGTCTTTTCGCCTGTGATTATAACTGTATCAGCCACGTGTCACCTCGGGTGAGACTGTCAAAGTCCCTGATATCAGTCTTTGGACAACACTTCCGGTCACTATTTCGAGATCGTAAACGCCATCAACCAAATTGGCAGTCGTGGCAGCATCCAAAGCGATTGCAATCACTCCGCCGGTTGCGTTGCTGATCGACAGACAGGCCGAAGGAGTGGTCAGGCTCAGTGTCGTGTTGGAGTTGCTGTAAGAAGTGCGAGCCATCATTCTGGCACTGCTTCCGGTCAGGTTCACAGCGGTGCCGTTTGAGGTCCAAGTGAGCGTCCGATTGAATGAAGCGCCGGCTTCGATTTCAAGGTTGTAATTCCCAGCCATCATTCAGCCTCCATTTCCGCTTCAGGTGTCTCAGTTTCCACAGGCTCGTCAGGTTCCTCAGCCTCAGCCTCTGGAGGCTCTTCCATCTCACCAAGTCCGAGTGTGGCACGTGCTTCGTTAACTGTGAATATTCCTGCATTCACACCCGCGGTGGCGATGTCCATCAATGCCTTTCGATCGACGGATAATTCTTCAATCTGGCTGGTATCGAACCGCACACACAACGATTGATCAGGCTGTGAGGTCATCCCGTTGCAGGCAATCGGCAAAGTTTGCACCAGCCTGGTCAGCTCACCGGCCACCAGATCCAAGAAAGGAATCACAGCATCGCGCCATGATGCTTTGTTAGCCTCAACAAGGTTGCTGTATGTCTTGCCCGTGTCAGGCTGTTTCAGGCTCATGGGCGCCCATCCAAGGACACCACAGATTCGAGCGGTCGCAAGGTCGGCCATCTCGCTCACGGACAAATCTTTAGGCGAGAAGCCCGGCGATTTGATGTCCATCTCGGATGTCCCGACAAATGGCCGGCCCACCGCTTTTCCGCTCACAGCCCGTGCCAGGTCAGCTTGGACCTGCGACAATTGAGCGTCCGAGAGATTGCCCAGTGTTTTTAAACTGACGATCAGTGATGGCACACCAGACCGACTGAGAACTGTCGTCTCATACTGGCCGATGATCTTCACTAGCGCCATTTCAGCAACAACAGAATCGAGCGTTGAGACACCACGGCTCTGAGCGTAGGTCGATCGGCCCTGGCGAAATGCCAGCATCAATTCTACAGGCACAGAGTAGTTGTACGACCGGCCCCAATCGCTCCCCATCACTGGATATTCAAGGACTTCGTTGATACTTTCGCCCATGACTGGTCGCAGGACCCAAGGCGATGGGATCGGCATCAGTTCGGTCACCGCGGTGCCAGCCGTGTTGGTGATCACTTGGATGTATGCGTTGCCGTTATCGCACAGGCTGCAATAAAGGTGCTCCAGAACTGTCGCATCCGATTCGCCTGGGCTTGGCCGTTGCCAGAGTGACTGCAAAGGGTGATAGACAGGCGTAAACCCTCCATCCTCATCCCATCGGCCCACCTGCATAATTGCTTTAGTGGAGTTGCGCTTCATCGCCTGTATCGCGGCCTGAACTACAGACACTTGGTTGTATGGCCTCGCCAAGGTCATGTAGTCGTTCGATAGGCCGGTCATCATGTCCACAGTCCATGAAGTCGCGGCAATGTCAGCGGTGTTGGCTGTAACGCCTTCACGCACCGACTTCGTGAACCGGCTGCGGATGTTTTCAAATAGTGTTGGCATAGTTTTCAGGAGACGTATCTGAAAGGCTGGATTGAGCTTAGATAGTTGAACGCATCGGCAGCAGCATCAACCTGGTCATCATGCTTACCGGTTGGAAACGAGCACAATTCGTCGATAAAGTCGCGATTCCAATCGCCCTTTTCCAGCTCGATGGAACCAGATTCAAAAGCAGCGGCCATCGGCATCGCTCGCACTTCTTTTGAGCCTGTGGGCCGTTTGCTGATGACTCCATAACCGATTAGGTTACGAGTGTCGTGCTGGACCTGATCCACACCAGCGGAGCCGGGGTCCTGTGCCAGGTGAACAATCGTTTCGCGCCCGTCGGTCTCGGCAATCTGGCGCTGGATTGTGCGACGGGTAGCCGGTGACCATTGCCCGCGTGAAACGTGCTTGACACGGTAAATGTCGCCGGTCCTGCTCATCCACACACCGGCGGTATAATCACCACCACCGACCGTGGCGGCTGTATCCCATGCCCGGCATGAGTTGGAGTTGTTTGGGATCGGCGATGGATCAACGATCTTGAACCATTCAGGCTTGAAAAAGCCTCCATCACGTGGCGTTGGTGTCTGTTGGTAAAGAGCGGAAAAGGCGTAAGAACCGACGGTTTTTTTGATTCGGTCGAAGTCTTCCACGGAATATCGTTCTGGCCAAAGCGCTTCACCAGGCTGGCGGCCAATTAGGTCATCATTCTCAGCAATGGCAGGCAAACTGACCACATCCCATTGTTCGCCACCTTCATTGGCCTGTTCAAGCAACTGGCCAGCTAAGTCGAGGCTATGCCATCTCGTCATAATCAGGACGATTGCGGCACCTGGGTGAAGGCGTGTGTACAGGTCGTTCTGATACCAATCCATCACCCTGGCACGGTATGTTGGTGATTCGGCCTCAGCTCGTGACTTCACTGGGTCATCAATAATGACCAGGTCGGCACCATATCCAGTGACACCCGATCCAACACCAACCGCATAAAGCCCGCCGCCGTGTTCAGACGACCACTGATTTTGCTTGTTCTGATCGTCGCTAAAGTTGAATCCAAACTCTTTGGCGATGCGTCGCGTTTGTCGGCTAAAGGTGCATGCCAGCGAGTGGTTATAAGCTCCAATAATGACTCGTAAACCTTGATCCACCAATAATCTATAAGCAGCATAGTGAATCGTTGCCAGCTCGCTCTTGCCGTGCCTGGGCGGCAGGAAGAGCATCAATCGTTTGACTTCACCGGTCGTCACCCTGTCCAACGCCCGGCGGCACTCCGCCAAGTGTTCTGGCGACCACTGGTGATCCGGCTTTGCGGCCTGTAGAAACCGGTTTAGCCCCTTTGGGATCAACTGTCTGTCGTGGTGGGGTGTCGCACTCATTGTCTATGGCCGCCCAGTCCACTTGGGGCTTGTCAGAGATTTCGATGCTGCTGGCAACCTTGCCATCACGGCGTTCAAGGTACTCTTTCAGGAACGCAAAGTTGCCGTCCAGAATGTTTTGAAGCCAGATCCGAGAAATGTCGCGTTCGCTTTTCTCTAAGCCAATCAATTCAATCAGGTCGTCAATCTGACGGCGACCACGGCTGTATCCGGCTGAGTTGCCAGACGCGCCTTTTTTGAATTGTGTCTCTGGGTTCGGGAACTTGCCCATATCTCACCTTCTTATTCACCTGCTTATTCACCTGCTTGCAGGTGGGTCAACATCTCTCACTCAACGTCCCGAAGTCCCGGCGGCCTAGCGCCATGATTCCCTCGTCCAGGCTTGTCAATTACACCCTTCCGCCGCAGTCTTTGCATCAAAGCCCGTTGCTTGATCGCGATGTTGCGAAACTTGGCCCAAAAGGCCATGAGTTCCGTTTGTTCTGTCATGGCTCGTTTGATGGCCGCGTCCAGTTGTTTGCTGGCTCTCGTGCAACTTAAGCAAATCGCATAGCGATGCTGGTCAACCTTCCGCCCATCAACACAATGAGGACAGGGTTGAT